ACGGTGTCAAGACCGCCAAGTGCAAAGTTGTAGTCGTAGTTCACGACATAACCTGAGTACAGCAACTCGGGGACATTGGTAGAGCTGTATCGAATCAGTTTGACCTGACGCATAGGTGCAAGACCAGGCTGTGATTCTGCTGTGTCGTAATACGGGCTGTTTTCGTCAAACGGGTTAAACACGCCATCCACGTCTTGAATGGTAAATGTCATCGTGCCAGCGCTAAACGTGTCACCAATGTCGCGCCTGCCGCGCTTTGCTGTGATCGTCGTGACTGAGTCCATGACGCTTGCAAACTCGGTTGTACCGTCAAGCACAAAACTGGTGTTGTCTAAAACGCCTCTAACCGCGTCGTCAAGAATAAAAGCATCCTGCACAAACCCCGTGGCGATCTGCAGGTCATAGTTGCCTGAATCAACAACAGCGACTCCTGGCATTAGGCAATGTTCAGAGCCAACGGCCCTGCACTCCGTGAGTAGGCGCGCAACGCGTTAACAACGGCTTGACCAATTTCGGCGCTAGTTGAAAGCCCGCCTGTGACATTGACTGTCACTCCCCCGCCAGTATTCATGCGATCTAACGGCACCACGGCTTCTGGGCCCGCCTCACCGATTAGGGCAAGAGTAGGGGAGTTGACAATTCCGCCTTCGGCCAGTCGAGGGATGTTCATGCGCCCAGGTGCTGGTGTCGGTGTTGCTGGGCCACTAGGAACCAACTTTGCAAGATCAGGCAGTCCACCGAGGATGTTTGCGACGTTGCCGACAATTGGCATTGCTAGTCCGCCAAGGATTTTTGCAGCAAGACCGCCAATGCTGTTGATCGCGCTCATGGCATCCACAAGTTTGTTAAAGGCCAAAGCCAAACCGATTACCGCTGCGGTTGCCAAAATAAATGGGTTAGTTGCCAATGCAATGTTTAGGGCAACAACGGCTGCTGCAATTGCTCCGATCGTTATTGCAATTCGAGTAAACACTTGTGGGTTGTTTTGTGCCCAATCAGCAAACTTTTGCATGTACGGAATAACTTCCTCAAGCACAGGCAAAAACGCTGCACCAATTCCTTCTTTAGTTTCTGCAATTGAGTTCTTAAAGATTGCCATTTTCCCTGCAGCGGTTTCAGCGTTCTTTGCTACAGAACCGCCAAAGGTTCCGCCTAGCACGTCCATTACCTGCTCAAGAGTTGCGCCCTCTTTGATCATGGTTGCCATCTCTGGGCTTAAAGATCGGAGCGCCTTAAAGTTTCCCTGATATGCCTTTGCCAATGCGTCAGCGACGGTCGTGCTATCCATTTGGAGCGCTGTGCTGATGTCCATGACAAGGTTCATGTCTCGCATGGCCATGTCAACGTCTTTTGTACCGCGCACTAAAGCCTCAAGCGACTTGCGGTATTGCGTGTCGGCAATGCCAGACGCTCGAGACATAGCGCTGATCTGTTTCTCAACCTGGGCGGTCTGGGCTTTACCTGCGCCAGTTACATTTTGCAAAGTAAGGGCTAAAGCGGCCTGCTCTTGCTGGTCTTCCATCGCAGCCTTAGTTGCGTCACCAAGCGCCAACGCCAAACCGCCAAGCGCCGCAGCTGCCGGCACCGCTGCTTTCTTGATCGCAAACTGGGCTTTTTCCGATGTCGTTTCCAGTTGCTTGAATTGGGCAATAGCCTTGTTAATCCCTTTGCCGTCAAACTCTGAAATGATTGGGATATTAATTGCCATTACGCAGTCTCTCTGTTCGCTTCATCCATGACGCGCTTGACCAATTGCTCCATCTCGGACATGACATCACTTTGGCGTTGCTCGTACGCTTTCCACATTACTCGCGAACGACTGCCATAGCGTGCAGTTAGCGCGCGACCCAACGAGCCAGCCATAGACGTGTCAAACATGGTGCCAGTCGCGCCCTTCCATTGGATGCCAAACGTGCCCACATTGGTGGTATTTCCGCTGTACTCCTTAATCGCTCGAGTATTGATCTTGGCAGCGATCTTTTGCTTCATACCAGGTATCCACGGCAATAACTGAAACCCTGATCGGGTTTGCCAATTGCGCGACATGCCGGACAACGGCACGCCAGACGGCACAAGTTTGTTTGCATCGTCAATAACAGGCTGAACAATTTTTTTGTAGTCCTTGGTAATTTCACGGCGCAACGATTTGTCAATCTTGTTCAGGGTCTTTAAAGCATCCTTAAGCCCGACGACCTCAACGCGCGCAGACACTTCCGCCATGACTACCTTCTTTTCTTGTTTGCCTCGTTAAGCACTTTAATGACCGTTGCTATATCTCGAGCGTCAAACACAATGTCGCTAGGCCACCAACCGACCGCGACCAAAATCTCTGCTAGTTGGCGACGGTAGGTGCCGCGTCCGTAGGGTTTGGGTCAGTCTCATCCAATACCGGCATAATCTCCAGCTCTGGGTTTTTGCTAATCCACTCGCGCCAATTGTCACCGATCTGTTCGCCTTTAAGTTTCAAGATCGTGTGCATCCAACAGCAGTAATCGCTATATAGCGGTTGCGTTGATAGTTGCTGGATGTTGCGGCGCTCGAGTCTCTCCCACTCGGTCACCACAAACAGGTTTGTGTAGTAATACTCGGGCGCGCTGTCGGGCGTGCGCTTTAACTGCAACTTGATTTTCATGTTTCTCCTATGTCGGCTTGGAGCCGTTGGTTACGGTGCGGTCGTGTCAATCGTCAACGAGCCACCCATAAACGTGATGTCATAAGTTGACAACTCGCCAAGGGATGCGTTGATGATTGGTAGTGATTCAAGGTAGCAGTCAGTTAAAACAAACTTTGGGTTAGTCGCTGAATCGGCTGCCGATGTTGGCTTTAAGGTAATCGTGGTTTTGGTGCCAACGAGCGGTTGCAAGGTTGCGTAGGTTTCGGTTGCTGCGAACGATGCGTACATTGTCAAGGTCACTTCGTTGTTTACGAGGCCTGCGGTGTAGGTGCGTGAGTTTGTGCCGAACGCGGTGTCTTCAAGTGCTTCGACCAGGTAGGTCAAGGTTGCTGCGCTGCACATGTCCGTCAAATCAACAGCATTGATCGTTAGGACTGGGTTTGAGAGATATGTTGCTGATGCCATTTAATGCTCCTTAGTTCTGTTCTGATAGTAGATGATTTATTACTGCTCGTAGTGGATTATGCGGTCTGGGCTTGGATAGCGCAATCAAGGTCGTAGCACGGATACAGCGCGCCACCAATCTCGAGGCTTGACGGACGGCCAGCCATCACAATGATCGGTGAGCCAAGCACACTTGCAACAATGCTCAAGATTGATCGGAGTACCGGCAGACCTGCTGGGCCCGACCCGATCACCTTGACAGGAAACTCAAGTCGCACCACGTTGCCATTGCCAGCAAACGTGGTGAAGTTTGGCGCGTCAAGGTACACGCAATTAGGCACAAGTTTGGTTGGGTCGTTTACAACACGCAGACCAGATACCGCGGTAAGCGTCGCTGTGACGTCATCAATCGCTTCGTTGAACAGGTCGGTGTAAGCCATCAGGCAACCGCTGGGCGTGGAATACCTAAGAGCTGCTTAACGATTGGGGTCAGACTTTGTTGTGGTGCCGAGCCCATGCCATCAAACGTGGCGTAGGTTGCCTCTATTGAGCCCCTAGAGCGCCACAGAGCGGCGCAATACATCAAAGTGCCTAATGTGGCATCTCCGCCCGGTGAAGTTGTTAAGGAGTCAACATAGCCCGATTCCTGACGCCTGCGGAAACAGAACTGGTTGCCAGCAGAAACCGATTGCGTGAGCAACGTGTAGTCATCAGATGGGTTTGTAATTGTGATGCCCAAATAGGTCATGACCTGCGCGGCGGTTACCCAAGTGCAAACAGGCGCATAACTCAAAGTGCCAGACGCCGCTTGACGCGCAACATCTGATGCGGTGACAGCGTAAAGAACTTGATTAGGAATAACAATTAATTCGTTGTATTCCAGATCGCCTTCGTCGTCAACGCCTATGAACTCATAAGACGGAAGCGCCCTAATCGTGAACGTGCCATTGAACGTTGCATCTACTGCTGCAACAACAATCGAATCACCGACCGTCAACTCCGCTGGGGTGAGAAGTTGAAGGACGGCGTAATTCGACGTAAGTTGCTTACTGATGACCTGATAAGTGGCCATAATTTTGGCCTACCTTTCAGATCAAACGAATGCGGCTTTGACGAACTTGGAAGAATCAATCATCAAAGTTGCAAGATAACCCCTGAAGGCTATCGTGCGTGACAAAGTTGAAGGCACGTCAATACTGATCGCCCCCTTCATTTGCTCGAAGATTTCGTAACCAGATGCATCGCCAATAATGATTGTGGCGGCAGCAAAGTTGCGATCAACAACAACCTGCAAGCCGAATGCATTGCCGTTTACTTGTCCTGGTGCAAGATTGCCAAATGCGTTCATTGGGCCGATCTGTGGGAACAACGGACGCTTTGACGAATCCGAAAGGCTGAGCAAATCTCCCCAGATGTCTGGTGAAAGGAACAAATGTGTTGGCAAGTTACCGTTTGACGATGACAAGATTGTTGTCGCTGCACCTGCTACCCATGCTGCCCAAACACTTGGGTCGTCCAAGTCTGCAGCGGTGAAGTTGCGAGTAACGGTCGTTCCTGTCTTCAAGTTGTCTGCTGCCACGTTGTCGGTTTCGTTTGCATAAATGCGGGCCATGTCATCAAGCACCAAAGAAATTACTTCCGGTGTACTCCAGTCAATTGATTGTTCGGAGAGGGTCACAAATCCACCGTACGTACCTTTTGTGACTTGGTTGTCTGTAACAACGTAGGTGCCTTGAGTAAGTGAGGTGTTTTCGGTTGCTTGGTTGCCAATTGAAGTGTGCGTTGTTACTTCTGGACGGATAAATACTTTTCCGCCTTGTGGCATTGCTTTTGCACCAATTGCATCAATTACAGGGCGACGTCCAATAAAGTTGTTATATACAGGTTGCACGATCGGCAACGGAAGCACGCCAGGAATATCTGTAGTAAGCACGTTTGGCGCGGCGGCTTGAATGCCTTCGCTCATTGCTCGCCATTGATCTCCACCAACAACAAATGCTGAAATGTATTCAGCAGCTGATGGCATTTTGAACTCGCGTTTTGCGGTTGCAAAAATGGTTTGTGTTGCTTGTGATGCTTCGATCACAGCTGGGGTTTCGACTGTTTGATTCATTGTTTCTGTCTCCTCTTGAGGTGCTACTTCTTCAATAGTACTTATTTCTTCTTCTTCTTGGTGGATACTTGCGGCGACTTCCAAAATCGGAGCATCAAACGCTCCCTGGCCGACTACCGAGAGCTCGTCCCACTTAGCGCTAGTTACGACCATTACGCCATCTTTGTCGTATTTGAACTTTAGAGGGGTCACTCCGACACTCACTTCGCGCAGGGCGCCGTCGCTGGCCAATACCAACGCCTCATTTCCCAAAGCGGTTTCGCTGATACGTGCAGAAAACAGCATTCCCTGTTCGGTTTCCACGCGCTCGGTGACGGTGCCAATTACTTTGGTTGAATCGTGGAACATTTGAAGGATGGGTGCGCGACCGTCAACTGGGAGCGAGCCAGGGGCAAACGCCACCATTGAGCCATCGGAAACTTTTGCAGGGGTGTTGTATCTGACCGCAATTCCAGAGATTGTGCGTCGTGGCGTATCGCCAGCTGCCGCGTCAATGGTGAATGCTTCTGAACCAAATCTGATCATGGCCGTATCCTAATTTCGTGCGATTGGGGTTTGTGGGATATCTGAATCTTCTGGCATGTCGTTTGAGTCTGACATGTCTCCGCCAAGGTATGCCTCGGACAAGTAATCCGATGTGTCGAAGCGGACGAAGGTTCCGCGCGGAAGCACGTTGTCTGATGAAAGTGTTGAGGCGATGCACTTGGCTATCGGGGCACAAGCGTAAGTCCAGTTGTCAATCCTTGATTGCTGGCTGGATTGATATGAGTACGCGCCAATTGATACGGAAAGCAAGAACGAGGGGACTCCAAGGTAACGGCCGAGGTCGCGAGCCGAGTAGTCAGCGGATTCGATCATCATCATCTTGTCTGGTGTCGCGTCTGTTGGCACGTATTCGATGAACTCATTTAGAGCGGCCGTGTTATTGCCAGACGTGCGCGCGATATTGAACTGCTGTGCAAGGTCGTTAAGTTCAGCGGATGTAAGCGGCTCTCCACCAGTTTGTTTTAGATAGCCCGATGGCAAAACTGATTGGCTTGCGCGGAGTCGTGATTCTTCAATGCGAAGTGCGGTTTCTACTGCGCGTGCGCCGGCAGAATTAAATGATTGCATTGGTGAAATGAATTGGATTACGTCACGCGGGTCTAATTGCACGCCGTTAAACACAATTTGTTTTGATGGGCCGAACCAAATTGGGCCTGCTTGATCAAGCGTTGAAACCATGGCGGCCGGTAGTCGAGTGAAGTTGTTTGGGTAGCCGTCTGCGGTGCGATCGTTTGGATCTACATACCAGAAAGCTCTACCCTCGAAGATGAGATCATCGGCCGTCCACGCAAGGATGAAATCGTTTGGAACACCTTTGTCAATTCGCGACAACCATGAACGCGGCGCAATTGTGACTTCTTCCATTTCGTCGCCATTCCACATTTCACGGTACATTTCTAAATTAAGTTGTGAAATTGTGGTGCAGATCAGATCGCGACTGCGCGCAACAACTGGAAGCGTCATCGCACGGGCTCGGCGAGTGCCGTCGGTGTAAGACGCAAAATATCCGATGTTGTAGGACGATGCTCCGACAGCTGCGGTAACAGGCGATTCTTTGGCCGTGTTTATTTGTTGCGATTTGTTAAAAAGAGCCATAACCCTACTTTGTCATATAAGTGGCAACCGCGCATGACTTATCCGATTCCGACAAAAGGCAAGGTGCGCGGTCGCCGTGCAGAATGTTAGTGGTTAATCGTTACGAGCATGGGTTTACCGCTGTTAACTGGACGGGCACACATGCCGATTCCCCAGACCATTGTGCGCGCTAATTCAATCGGCCCAGGTGATCGTTTGCTTGACAGCACGATCGTGTTGTCGGTGCGAACAGCTACGGCGCGCTGGACGTGTTCGGCAAGCAGTTTTTCTCCTGTGTGTAACAGTCGCGCTTCAGCGATCATGTTTTTGGCAAGCGGCGTGAACCGTCCAAGTTCCGCGTAGCCCACGACGACCCTGCGGCGCTCAATGTTTGGTGGGCACGTTGCGTCCACGGTTGGCGACAAGGCAAACCTGATCGTGGGGTCTTTGGCAAGTTCCTGCACGTTTTCCCACAGCTCTGTAATTGACTCGGCAATGAACGCCACGGTGACTAGCACCCGACCGTCTGACAGGTTGACACATCTAGTCGCGCTATATCGGGAGTCGTCCAGCGAAGACTCGATTGCCACGACCCCACCGCTTGGCACGTCACCTGTGTATTCCAATGACGGCCAACGCCCAGGCTCAATCCATCCGCGCACAACACTCACCCAAAGGTTTAAGGATGCGCGCAAGAACGACGCGCGATCAGGGTTAGTTGACTCCTGCCTAATTGTGTCCATGTCCAACGTGTGACCAAGCGCAGGATTACCCCACGCCCATGACGCAGGATGCAGAGGGTCAAGGCTCGGGTCAGGCGACCATTCCGCCATGTACATCGTTGACGGTTCGCCTTTGTCAATGGCTCGAATGCCTGCCTCACGCCAGCGCTGAAACAACACAGATTCTTCTGTTCCCGCGGTGCTGAAAAAGCACGCGAGAGGATTCTTCCTTGCACGTTGTGCCGGCAGGAGTCCGCCTTCCACGGAATCGGGGTTGACGTCAAACAGCTCATCCACGATTACCAAGTCAATCGACATACCGTGACCTTGGTTTGGCTTTAATGCTTTGACCCACCATTTGCTGCCGTCTGGCATAGTGGCCTGATAACGGCCGTAAGACTTGACGATCTTGGCGCCGTAATACTCCTCAAGGATTGGTGCAAGATCATCAAAGAGCAAGCACGCAAGATCAAGTCTGTGCGCGCCAGATACCACGGTCTGTTTGCCACCCCTGATCTTTGGCATCTCCACAAGCCAAAACAGGATAAGCGCCTGAATGATTGTCGTCTTACCGTTCTGACGGGCAACCGAGACAAGGCTCGAGCGGTGCACAAACTTCTGATCAGCATCAACCGCAAGCATCCCTTTAAGAGCATGTAGTTGCCAAGGCATCAGGTCTATGTGCAGCACCTTTTTTGCCATGTCCCCCACAAGTCCAGCTAGTGAGCCGGCATGATCTGGAATCATCGTTTCCAGTCTCGGCTGATCATGGCCAGTTACCGCTGGTTCAGGCTGGTTCAGGCCTTTTGCGACAAATTGTTGGATGGGGCTCGGGGGCATTAAATCGCTATATAAAAAATCGTTTATTGCTTTCTCCCGATTTTGCTTTGCGTTTGCTAGTTTTTTGTTTCTGTACGTTGCACCGCGCGCTGAGTTGCATGGCTTACAACTTGCAACATATCCATCTTCTATTGTTCCGCCTTTGTCTGACTCGACTAAGTGATCTAGTTCTGTTGCTGTGTTTTTTTTGCACCAATGGCAGATAGGTGAGTCGCGCAGTAGTTCTGCACGTGCTTGCTTGTAGATCTGTGTGTCGTGTTCGGTTACTTTGCGTGTCATCTCACGCGCCTTCGGCTTGTGCTAGCGCGGCGCAAGCGCCTTGCTGTTGTTGATTGTCGGTGATGTTTGTTGTCGGGTTCATGTCTGTGCTTCCTGTGTTTGTTAACTGTATGTCATCTGCAGGTCAATAGATGTGTGAATGCTCCACCCACCAGATTGCCCATCCTGGTACCCATTGCATTCAGCTGATTATGTTTACAGCTCGCCTCGATGCTTTGCCCGTTTCATTTCGTGTTGCATGATTCGGGGCGCACCGATCTACCCACGTTGCCGTGTGTCACCAACTGCCGTGCGAATGGCTTAGGTCGTGCTACTAGCCGATTGTTACTGTCTGGGGTTGCTGAGAGTGTAGAGAATGTACTCCATGTCGCCTGGC